GCATAAGGCGTAGGACGGTATTTACAACATCGACTACTAGTGAGGCTCTGAAGTTTCTTATAAAGTGCAGCACTCAACACTTTGCAGAGCAGCAGTTGTATCTAAATTCTTTGAATGAAATTAATAATATGCCTTCGTGTGCCACTTGTGGCAATTTGTCTGGCTTGTGTTGTTGCCCGCCTCTTCCAATGGCAGCTCGTGATCCTGCAGAGCAGCCAAATTTGCAACGTCAATCTGGCGTTACGTATGTTGATGATAGCCCATTTTTATCTGTATGGGGTCGTATTGTAGCAGTGTGTAGTGTTTTTGGATTTATTATTTGGCTAGCTAAACCCACTTGTAACCGTGTTTTTGACTTGGTTACACAAGTGAATGATTTGGCTTTAACAGTTCATGGCGTTAACCAAACGTTTAGTGATAGATGTGCTAGATTTAAGACTTTTGTTGTCAATAATAAGTGGTATATAGCAGCTAGTTTCGTTGCTATTTCGGGGGCTTTGTTGGCTCTTATAAGTAGTCTTAAAACCATCCCTTTACCTACACAGCAAGTTTTGGTTGTAGACAACACATTAACTCCTCCTGCTAATTTTTGGTCGTATAGCCGGTCCGCTCCAAGTTTGTCTCCTGGATCGAAGCGAGCTGCTGGGACAGCCTTTGATCCTGCTATGGGCGGGTTGTACAGGAAAATGTATCGTTTGCATGTGACCAGGCGGCCCATAGGTGGTGTTTCAACAATTATGACTGGTTTTGGTGTTGTTCTTGGTAATCCTCATCCTGGCCAGCTACTTACTAATTTTCATACCATAGATAACTCTCGAGGTGATATTGAGAGTATTGAATTGAGTTTTTTCTCTACTGGTGACTCAATGGCTGGTGGTAAGTACCACTCAAAAACCATAATTTATGGGAAGATTGGTGAGCCTGAGTCAATACCAATAGTTAGAAGTGGGCGGACAGATGTTGCTTTTCTCAAGGTGCCAGCATTGACTGACACTGGTGGAGTGTATAATTATTTGTTGAAGACCCCTTATAATGAACCTCCAGCGAAGCCTGTTTTACTCGGGTTCTTGAATGAGAATGATATATCTAATATATGTTGTACAACACACCCAGATCAAGAGTTTGATTACTCTTTTAACGGTGCTCCAACAGTAGCTGGTGATTGTGGTCGCCCATTGGTTGGCTCGTATGAGGGCTGTCTAGTCTGTGTGGGTATACATTCAGCTGGATGTGTGACTTCTAATCATGGTAGGTCAGTTAGGGTGACGGCTGATGCTGTTGATGCAGCGTTGGCTGGTGTTTTGCCTTCGCAAAGTGTTTTGGAGCCAATTGCTTTGCATGTTCCTGGTAGTATTGATGATATTCAGAACATTGTGGATGGCCAACACATTGTGGTGGGGCCAGGTAACAAGCATACAGGTTTAGAGCATGTGGTTGATCCCTTATATAATGTTGAGTTCATTGGTAATACTGGTAGACTTAATGATTTTGAGACTAATTTTCAGGTAGCTCGGTACCAGGAGTTCTTTTCTGATATATCTGGCCCACCTGAGAAGGTACCACCAAAGCTTGGCGTACGTGAAAAAGACATAGGTTGGCTACCTATATCTAATTATTTAAAGAACGTGGGGTCTAAGCCTGGGCATTGGGATGAGGCCATAATAGCAACTTGTGTCAAAACATTAAGTGTTTGGTTGATCTCAAGGATGACTCGAGCTACACATAAGGTTGGACCCTTGTCTACAGATGAAGTTATAAATGGGGTTCCAAATATGCCTGGCTTGGAAGGATTAAATATGAAGACAGGTTATGGCTTTCCAGATAACTGTAAGAAGGTATCGAAGTTTAGATCTAATATATCCGCTGATGGCTCAATATCTTATCAGTTGTTGCCAGATCAGCTAGATAAGTATAATAATCTAATTACGAGCTTAGAGAGTGGTCAAGCACCTTCTTTTGTGGTTATGGGCGTCAGGAAGGATGAGCCCATAAAACCAGCTAAAATGGCTCTTCGTGGTTGCAGGTTAATATTTGCTGCCCCTACATTAATGACTTGCTGCCTTCGTAAGTATTTTGGCAGTTTGTTGCATGTTTTATACATGAATCGGTTGAGTTGTGGCTTTGCTGTTGGTATAAATTGCCGAAATATAGAGTGGACAGCTCTATATAATTACCTAACCCAGGCAGGGTATAGGTGTATAGCAGGTGATTTTGGGAATTTTGATTAGAAACTTCCTGCCATTATTACGGGGTCTAGTTTACAGGTGTTGTTGAATGTGAATCTAGCATTGGGTGAGTTCAGCCCAAATGATGTTGTTGCTATGGTTACATTGTTGCGATCAGTGCTTAACCATTTTGTTTTGATTGATTCAGGTTTATATAAAGTGTGTGGGCCCAACCCTTCTGGCCAGGCTTTGACCACCCAGACTAATTGTACTAGTGTGTTAATAATGCTTCTATATGTTTGGATCAGTTGTGGGTATGAGCCAGAATTATTTTTCTCTGAATGCCGTTTTACCACATACGGGGATGATCATGTCATTTGTGTTCCCCCTGGATGGGATAGGTTTAATTATGACTCTATAGCCCGTTGTTTAGCTAGTCTAGGTATTGATTATACGACTTTTGATAAAAAGAGTGCACTGGGGAAAGATTATGATGATATTCACTCTATACAGTTTCTTAAGTGTTCTTTTGTTGTATTGCCTGATTTTGTGGCAGCTCCAATTGACATTAGCTCCTTGAATCGGAGGCTCCAACTGTGTCGTATTAGCTCTTCAGAGGAGCTGATTGAACGCGAGCTAGATTTGATGAGTTCAGTTTGGTTTGATTCCTTTCTTCATAGTGTAGGGGACTCTATTAGAGCCAGGATTAGTCTTTGGTTCGATTCACAAGGTGTACTTATGGATAGTGGTCGATTTCCTAGTCGGGAAAGCTACTTGGAGGGTTTAATGTCATCCAGTGGTAGTGCTAGAGATTATTATGGTTTGGATGTTCCAAACTACACCCTAACTAGTTCTACTAAAATATTGTACTAGTTGGGGGTTTGGACTTAGGATGTCATTAAACTCATCTGCCCCCACCTGATAGGTGGGGGGTAAGACTTGGGCAGTCTATAAATGCATCCAGTTTTGTTGTGGCTCTCTATGAACACCACACCGTGAATTACTAGTTCCTTACCCCTCCGTTGTTGAGGAGGGAGATGGGGTAATTCATTGAGCTGTCGTGGGCGCTCCCCACAATATCAGGGATGACACACCTGCAACTAAGACCCTCACTGGAGTGTAAGTCCAATCCAGTGGGCAAAATCTGACTTGCTACCCTTTTACATATGGATACAGTTGATTCTGCTATTGAAACAGCAGAATCATATGCTCAGCCAGTTGCTGAGCAACATTTGTTGGAAGATTTATCTCTTTCAAATTTTTTAAGTAGGCCTGTCATTATGAACACCTACCCTTGGACCGAAGGTTCGTACCTCAATCTAACAAAATTTGACCCCTTTAAATTATTGATAGCTATCCCTGCTATCAAGTCAAAATTAACAGGGTATCACTACCTTCGTGCCGGTTTAGAGATAACCATATCTATAGCTGCCACCCCTTTTTTGTATGGTGCTTTGCATGCAGCTTATATACCATTGGATGATTGTAACGGAGGTGCTAATACATACGCACCTAGTGTTATGCCCGATGTTTCTAATATAAATAGTATAGTTCAGCGTTCGACAGCTGCAGCCTCAGGCTGGCTATTCCCCCAGGATGGTACTACTCTTACGTTGGTTGTACCTTTTATTTACCCTACAGAGTGGTATGATCTGGTGGATCCTCCTACTATGATGGGTTCTTTGGCGCTTATGTCGGCAACAACTTTGCGTAGCGCAGGGACTGCTGCCGTGAGTGTTGCTAATGTTACAGTCTCTGCCAGGTTTATTACTCCTGAGGTATCTGGGCTAACTAGTTTACCGGTGCAATCTGGAACTTTGTCAGGTGCATCTAAGGACTTAGCTCGGTATGGGTTCTCTACTGCATCCTCTTGGGCAAAGATTGCATCTCATGCAGCTAAGATTGTTGGCTTATCTAATGATGGTAAAGAACCATTGGCTACACCAGTATTGGCTAAGCCATTATATGCCCTTACTAGTTCAGAGGTGTCAGTCCCCGTGGAGGCCTTATCTATGGGGCCTGATGTTTCTTTGGCATCTGATCCAACACCAGACGATGATGAGTTAAACGTTGCCAGTATTGTTGCCAAAGAGAGTTACGTTAATGTGATGTCTTGGAACACCACTGCTATAGTTGGGACGTCTATTCAGACGATATTGGTAACCCCCTCTATGTTTTCTTTCACTTTATTGTCAGGGGCTTTAGCTAGGCCATATTATAATGTCCACATGACCCCTTCCTGTTATATTGGGACTATGTTTAACTTTTGGAGAGGTACTATGTGCTATAGATTTAAGGTTTCCTGTAGCCAGTTCCATAGGGGTAAACTGCGATTTTTCTATGACACAGGGAAACTTTCTGCAGTTCCTGCAGAAGCTTTGTTGCCTTCAGTGGTGTTGGATTTGGCTACATCAACTGAGGTCGTTATTCGAGTCCCAATGAATACAATAACACCTTGGGCAAAGACTTGCCCAGTATTCAATGGTCAATTTGGGGTTTCAACCCTTGTTCCACCTTATAGTCCAACAGTTCCAGTGGTTTTGTATGACACACCATTTCATCAGTATTTTAATGGCACTATTCGCGTGGATGTCCTTCAACCCTTGACATCTCCTGATGATATTTCTGCTGTCAATATTCTGATGAGTTCTTGGTTGGAAGATGGTCAGTTTGCTGACCCTCTCTCAGCTACATCATCTACAGTTGGTCGTATTGCTTTGATGTCGCCAGCAACTTGGCAAGGGGGACAGGTTGTACCATATAACCCTACTCCACCTGAGCCTCCCATATCTCAGCCAGAATTAGATGTTTTGCCTCCCCAGAGTGGCAATGTATCTTCTGGCCAGGCCAGTTTAAGTGTGGATGGTAACTGTACATGGACTAAAGGTAGGGCTTTGGAGACTTATATTGGTGAGGATATTATTTCATTGAGAGCCTTGATGCATAGGGCTACCTTCTATCGTAGTGTTCAATTACGGGGAGACCAGTCTGTAACTAATGTTGTTGCTCCAGCCTTTGTGCAGACAATTATGCCTAGGGCACCTAGATATTATGGTATAGAACCAGATTCAGCTCTTTTTCCAATTGCTGATTATGCAAATGTGAGTGCAGTTGATATACCATTTAATTTTTGTGTCGACACCCCATTTACTAGGTTATCCGCCATGTTTCAGGGTTACAAAGGATCTGTGCGGTGGCGAGCAATGACCTCGGCTACACAGAATTTACTTTATCCTGCAGCTTTGGCTATTTCTAGGACGCATTATTCCCCATCTAGATCTATTTATTTGCCTAGTTCATTTTCGTCATCTTCTTCTAATGCTTTGATTAGAGTAAGTGCTAAGAGTGATACTGTGTCTGGGTCAGCAGTTACTAATTTAAATCATAATGCTTTAACTGTTGATATGCCGGATTATTCACTGCTTAAGTTTCAGCCTTCCAATTTGACTATCACAGCAGCAGCAGCCAAACCGTTTACTCAGATTGATTGGGGTGATGACAATATGGCTTTAACCACCACCCTACACCCAACTGGGTCTGCTGATCAAAACAGAAACACCACTGCTGTTGATCTATATTTTGCCGCTTGTCCTAATATGAAACTACTTCATTACAAGTGTATCCCATCGGTTTACCACCTTACCTCTGCGGTTGCTCCGCCTCCTTCCACAACTAAGTAGTTTAGTTGTGGTATCCCCCACCTAATATTGTTTGATCATGCCTAGTCGCGTCTAAAAGCATAATCTAGATGACAAACAATTACTAACATGCGAGGTTAGTACAGCTTCTAAGCTGACAAAATATGATGCGAGTCATATTACTCGCCATTTTCTTGTTTTTGC